GAAATGTACCCTAATGGTGCTGGAGTTACTAAGTATTTATTAGTAGGTAAAGATAATGGTGCTGAGATTACTGGTGGTACAATCGTAACTGGTGCTGCTGCTGGAGATTTACAAGGATTTACATTAACAGCAGTTGCAACTGAGGTATTTCCTCCGTTCTTCTGTACTGCACCAGATGTAAGTGCTACTACTTCAATTAGTCCAGCTTAGTAGTTTATTTATATTTAAAATTAGCCTTTCTTTTTAGAGAGGCTTTTTTTATTTATCTATACAAAATATTTAATTTTTGTTTATATATTAGTATGAAGTTAATAGGAACTAATGGCGATAAGACTTTTAAGGTAATACCTCGTCAATTTATTAATGGTGCAATTACTGTAAATCTTACAAGTGAAAGCACAGGTACAAACGTAAATATTACACCTACTGCTTCAACTGATGGTAATTATATGTCATTTGTTGCAGCTTTTGGTACATTAACAGAGGGAGATTTTTACACCCTTGAAATAAAAGATGGTGCTTCGGTTATATATAAAGACAGAGTTTTTTGTACAGACCAGACAGTAAACCAAACAAACAACGATTACTATTCTGTAAATAGTGGAGAATACACTACAGAGAATAGCTTTGATAACGATTACATTATATTATGAACGATTTAAGAGTAGTTAATTTAAGCACTTACACAAGTCCAGAGATTGTAGAGAAATCTAATAAGGAATGGGTAAGTTATGGTGCAGATAATAATTATTTTGCTTATTTGATAGACCGATACAACGGAAGTCCTACAAACAATGCTATTATAAATGGTATTAGCGAAATGATTTATGGAAAAGGCTTAGATGCTTTAGACAGCAATAGAAAGCCAGAGGCATACGCTAAAATGATGTCTTTATTTCACAAGGATTGTGTGCGTAAGTTATGCTACGATTTAAAACTTATGGGTCAATGTTCTATGCAAGTCATATACTCTAAAGACAGAAAGAGTGTAGCACAAGTAGAACATATACCTGTAGAAAACCTAAGAGCAGAGAAGTGTAACGAAAAAGGAGAGATAGAGGCTTACTATTATTCTGATAATTGGGATAAAGTAAAAAAGGTAGAAGATTGCACACGCATACCAGCTTTTGGTTGTTCTAATGAGCCTATAGAGATTGTATATGTAAAACCATATAGAGCTGGGTATAAGTATTACTCATCTCCAGACTATCAAGGTGGACTGCAATACGCAGAGTTAGAAGAAGAGATAAGCAACTATCACTTAAACAACATTCTTAATGGTCTTGCACCAAGTATGTTAATTAACTTTAACAACGGAACTCCAAACGCTGAGGAACGTCAAATGTTAGAGAATAGAATATATCAAAAGTTTAGTGGGTCAAGTAATGCTGGTAAGTTTATATTAGCTTTTAACGATAACCCAGAAAGTGCTGCAACTATAGAGCCTATACAATTAAGTGATGCACATAACCAATATCAGTTCTTATCAGACGAAAGTGGTAAAAAGATAATGGTAGCACACAGAGTAGTTAGTCCTATGTTATTAGGTATAAAAGATAGTAGTGGTTTAGGTAACAATGCAGATGAGTTAAAGACTGCATCTATACTTATGGATAACACAGTTATTAGACCATTTCAGACACTTTTAATAGATGCCTTTGATAGTATATTAGCTTACAATAATATCTCTTTAAAACTATACTTTAAGACCTTACAACCATTAGAGTTTACAGACTTAGAGAACGTAGAGGACGAAGAAACAAAAGAAGAAGAAACAGGAGTAAAGTTAGCTAAAGAATTACCAGAAGATTTAGGTAGTGATATAGCAGATGCTTTAATTGACTTAGGACAAGACGAGGAAGAGCTTTTAAGCGACTTTCAAGTTATGGATGAGCGTGAGGTTAACTATGACGAAGAAGATGGCTTAGACGAGGTTATAACAGACTTAAACAAGCCAAAGAAGAAAAGCACACTTGCTAAGATATGGGAATTTGTAAGCACAGGTAGTGCAAAACCCTTTAGAGAGAGTGAGCAAGATGGAGAAAGCAAACAAACAAAAGAAGAGGGTAATACTTTCTTAGTTAGATATATGTATTCTCCACAGAGATATAGTGCAAACTCAAGAAAGTTCTGTAAGAAAATGGTAGATGCTAAAAAGGTATATAGAAAAGAGGATATTATTTCTATGGACACAAAAGTAGTTAATGCTGGTTTTGGTAAAGGTGGTAGTGATACTTATTCTATATGGCTATATAAGGGTGGTGCGAGATGCCAACATAAATGGCTTCGTAAGACGTATGTACGCAAAGATGGTGCAAAAGGGTTAGGAGATGCTATAACAACATCAGAGGCAAGGTCAAGAGGTTTTAAACCAGAGGCTAATGCACAAGAAGTACCTGTAGCACCTAAAGATATGAAGTATAAAGGTTATACTGCTGAGTATTGGAATAAAATAGGATTTAAGAATTAGTATGGCAACAGCATTATTTATAAACAGGACAGATTTAGTCAAGAACTCAATACTTGATGGCAATGTAGACACAGATAAGTTTATACAATTTATCAAGGTTGCACAACAAATAGACATTCAGAATTTATTAGGTACAGACTTATACAACAAAATAAGTGCTGATATTATAGCTGGTACACTTAGTGGAAACTATTTAACATTAGTAAACACTTATGTACAACCTACATTGATTTGGTTTGCCCAAATGAATTATATACCATTTGCTGCTTATCAAATAAAAAATGGTGGTGTATTCAAACATAGTAGTGAAACAGCACAAAACGTAGATAAGAACGAAGTAGATTATTTAGTAGGTAAAGCAAGAGAGTATGCTAATTACTATTCAACAAGATTAGTAGATTACTTATGTTTTAATGACAACTTATTTCCAGAGTATAACTCAAATAGTGATGATGATATTTACCCAGATACAGACACAACGTTTAAAGGTTGGGTGCTATGAGATATAAGGTAAAAGAAACAAACCTTACTAAACTAAAGAAATACATAGAGGTTATAAAGAAACAAGTAAGCGACAAAAAAGAAAAGAATGAGCAATCCTAAATTAGCATTAATACCAAGCGGATATAAGAATAGCAAAGTATATTCTATACTGCCTAATGATGGTAGTGGGGATTTTACTTTTGCAAGAAATAGTGGCGGTACAAGAGTTAATAAACAAGGTCTTATAGAGCAAATGCAGACCTATGGTAGTCAGTTATTAAACAACTCTGATTTTACTTCTACAAGTGATTGGACTGTTAGTAATACAGGAAGTGCTTCAAGTGTTATTGAAAATGGTTATTTACATATAAACACAAGTGGAGATTATTCAGTAGCTACACAAGCTGTAGGTTTAACTGCTGGAGATATATATAGAGTAGATTACGAAATACTTGAAAATACTGCTGGTACTATATCTATAATAGGCAATGGTGGAGCATCTACAATAATACCAAGTACAGTAGGTAAACATACTATTGAGTATGATGCACAATCAACATTTGCAGTAAAAAGAACTACTGGCTCTACTAATATAAAAATAGCTTACATAAAACTTTATAAGGTACAATATAACACACCTCGTTTAGATTGGTCAGATAGTAATTGTCCTTCGCTTCTTTTAGAGCCTCAATCAACAAATCTTATAACCTATAGTGAGGATTTTAGTCAATGGACTAATTATTCACAAGGGACTGGCTCTTCTGTTATTATAACACAAAATAATAGTATAAGTCCAGAAGGCAAAAACAATGCAACAAGAATACAATGTGCATTAAATAGTGGTAATACAACTTCAGATAGGTCTTATATTAGTTTAGGTGGTTTTAGTGGCACACCATTTAGTTGTACTAAATCTTTATATGTAAAAAACAATCTTAATGTAGAACAAACATTTTTTATTGGTGTTAATTCAGTAGCTGATAGGGTTACATTACCAATATCAAATGAGTGGCAAAGATTAAGTGTTGAAGGTGGTGTATTAAATACTGAATTTAGAATTGGAATAATTGGTAATAGTTTAAATAGTGATAGTATTGATATAGATATATTTGCTTGTCAGTTAGAAACTGGTAATTTATCAAGTTACATACCAACTTATGCTGGGACATCTACTCGTTTAGCAGATACTTGCACAGGTGCTGGAGATGCTACTATATTTAACGATTCAGAAGGTGTACTCTATGCAGAGATAAGTGGGTTTGTTAATGGTGGTGGTGGAGATAGAACTATATCAATTTCTGATGGTAGTCAATCTAATTCTATACAATTATTATTACATAATACTGCTAATAGAATAAATTTTAGAGTAAGAGATGGTGGTAGTTTAGAAGTTAATATTTCAGATTTTACATTTCAACAAAATCAAACTAATAAAATTGCTTGTAAATATAAATTAGGAGATTACGCTTTATGGATTAACGGAGAGGAAAAAGTAACAACTACAATAGGTAATTTACCATCTGGTTTGAGTGTAATGGCATTTGATGATGGGGCATTAAATGATTTTTATGGCAAATGCAAAGATTTAAGATATTACGATACAGCATTAACAGATGCAGAATTAACAGAATTAACAACATAATATGGCAAACGAAATATATCATAGAAGTAATTGGGGAAATGCAGTAAATGATAAATACTGGGCAGATGTTTACGAGAAATATTCTGCTACTAATAAAATGTATATACGTTCAGACTATTACGAGAATAGCAACGAAACAGACAAACTAATGGCTGATATATACCCAAAGCCAAGTATATTACTAACACCTACTGCATACGATAATGGTAAATTAAATAGTGTTAAGCCAGTAGGAGGAGAAAATCTTTTATTGCATTCTAATCAGTTTGATACTACTTGGCAATTAACTAACGCCCCTACTTTGACAAGTGGACAAAGTGGATATGATGGAACTAACGATGCTTGGAAGTTAGAAGCAACTACTACTGGCAGTTCTCGTTCTATTCATCAATTAGTTTCTACAAGTGGAGTTCAAATATTTAGTGTATATGTAAAGGCAGGAACTACTGATTGGATTCGCCTTAACTTGAGTGGTATTGGTAATCGTTACTTTGACATTGGAAATGGTGTTGTAGGTGGTTCGGGCAGTATAGATGGTTTTATTACTGATGTAGGAGGTGGTTGGTATCGTTGTTCTGTATTAGGTAATGGCTCATCTATTGCTCCATATATTTTCCTTGCAAGTGATAATGGCAATCTTGCAGTAAATGCAGGAGATAATATCTACATCCAAGACGCTCAATTAGAAAAAGGCTTAAAAGCTAATACTTATATAGAAACAACAACAACAGCAAAAGCTAATGGAGATTTTAATTTTACAAGAGGCTCAAGTGCGACACGAGTAAACGAAAAAGGACTTATAGAAGATGTACAGATATTAAGTGGGAATTTGGTACAAAACGGAGATTTCTCACAAATAGGAAGCGAAGAAGTTACTAATGGTACTTTTGACACAGATTTAAGTGGTTGGCAAACAGAAGGTGTTAATGCAACAAATACAATAACTTGGGAGCCTAATGGAGCAAGATTTGTGTGTGTTGATACAAACATACGTTTAATACAACTAAACGTACTTACTATTGGTAAAACTTACAAACTAACTTGTGATGTAACTGTTACAACTGGTAGTTTAGGTTTAGATGGGTCTATACTTGTAGGAGGGTCAACAATAAATCTTGTTAATGGTTTTAATGAAATTTATTTTGTTGCAGATTCAACTACTGTAAAAATAAAAAGAACTTCAACAGTTACCGATTGCCTTTTAGACAACGTATCAGTCAAAGAGGTCGGACAGAATTGGACGTTTGGTACAGGGTGGTCTATGGGAGATGGTGTGGCAACACATACAGGAGCTCAATCATTATTATCACAAAGCAATGTTTTTACGATTGGCAACAAATACAAAATATCATTTGATTTAAGTGGTGCAGATAGCTTTAATTATGTAAGACTATTAACTTCACATTATGTTGGTGGTGGTAATTATAATACAAATGGAACTCAAGTGGTTTATGTTACTTCAAATATAACTCAATTATATATATATGGTGTTGGAGATGTAACAATAGACAACATATCAGTTCAAGAAATAACAGACGATACAGACTTACCAAGAATAAACTATACTAATGGCGAGGGTAGTCTTTTACTTGAGCCGCAGAGTACGAATTTATTTCCTTTTAGTGAAGATTTTACACAATGGACTTTAGGTACTAATTCAACTTTAACTTTTGAAAGCAATGTTATTGCACCAGATGGTAGTTTAGGAGTTTATAGATTACAAAACCCACAAACAGGCTCAACATTTTTATCAGGAGGGTTTAGAAATTGTAGAAACTTTAGTTTATTTGTTAAGGCAGTAACTGAAGGAGTTAATAATCAATTTAATTTAGATGCTTCAGGTCAGCCTACTGATACTAAAACTGCTACAACTAAATGGCAAAGATTTGATAGAGATTTTGGAACTCAAGCTAATTATAATTTATCTATTAATAATGGAATAGATAACTACGCTTCTGACATATATATTTGGGGAGCACAAGCAGAAGAACTATCATACGCAACTTCTTACATACCAACAAATGGAGAAGTAAACGGAGTTACAAGATTAGCTGATGTATGCAACAATGCTGGTAGTAGTGATTTAATAAATTCAGAACAAGGAACGTTATATGCAGAGATAAAAACACTTACGGAATTAAGTACATTTAGACAAATAAATTTAAATGATGGTACTACTGTAAATAGAATTTATATTAGTAAAAGAGCAGACAATGGTAATTTAGAATTTAGAATGGATAATCCTTTGGGCAGTTTAAATTTTTCTATACAAAAAAACACAACTAATAATTATTTAAAACTTGCCTTTAGGTATGGTCTTAATAATTTTGCTGTATTTATAGATGGTGTAAGTCAAAATGTAAGTTCTACAGGAAACACTTTTAGTGCTAATACACT